AAGATCAACTCATCATCAACAATAAACCCGTAACCTTGCAGATTGTTTTCATCAAAACTATCAATTTCGACAATCTTACCTTTATTATCAGTGTTTTGTTTTTTTTGAGTCCATAAAAGAATAGAGGCTGCTATGAACAGCAAGCCTCTATAGATAAATGAAACAATTGACTTATCTGTCAACATTATCAAAAGCTCTCCGGTAATCAATGGTTTGTTCTTCATCATCCTGAGGAGGCTCATTGTAACGATTTCGCTCGTTTGGTCGCATATGCAAGCAAACCCATTTGAAGCCAGTTCCGACGATGCTATTTTGGAAGATCTGTTCGATCTCGGCAAAATCCGCAGTTCCGTCATCAAGCCCACCTGAAAGATTAGTTGTTCCGAATGCAGTCACTGTGCCAGAGCCGTCAGCTGTTTCGCCGCCGCCACCGTATTGTACCTGAACCAAGGTCTTAACTACCGCGTGGGCATTAAGGGCTAGGGCAATATCTTCGGATGTAGCTGCATCTGAATTGTTATTGATTGTAATGACATATCCAGTTGGGGGCACTATTTGAGTGCTTGAAGACTTATATTGTTCCGAAACCGTAATGGTTAGGCCTGGAGCGCTAATTACCTGGATTTCAATGAAGTTACCCAAAACTCCCATCAGCATGGAAGTGAATTTCAACTCGCTTGTTCCACCACCAGCTTCTACGTGAGTAGCTCGTGTTCCGGCAATACCGATTCTAGCTCGATCACCGTCGATATGTGGCTTAGAGGAATTCTCTACGAAAAGCTCATTTGTTTCCCACGCACATCGGACACCGTTTCCTAGTCCCATGTACTCGTTCTCGATTGGCTGATCAATTCCGTCAATCCTTTCCTGGTTCCGTCTAATGGCACCGGAAAGTGTGATCGTCTTATCTAGGATCAATGGATTTGTGAATGGAGATGTATCAACTGAGCCGTTAATTGTGATAGTGGCTTTGTTGAGTGAGTCATCGGCGTTGCTACCAACTGCCTGGATGACTGCGTCTTGGATTATAATACCTTCGTCGGCCAGGATGTCAACCACGTCGCCAACACGAAAGAAACTAACGTCAGAAACATCAAAAGTCGTTTGACCAACGATAGGCTCGCCGACCATAGAGTTTTCGATATACTGAAACAATTCGAAAATAACCGGACCACGGAGCCTTCGACAAAAAAGTCTTTCGATAGCTTCTTGACCATCATCAATCTCCTGAACTCTGATTCTCGGAGTACCAACAGCTGCGGTACTGTCAACGACTGTGTCCAAGACCACGAATCGCTGCGCGGCGTTTCCTGGGCTAATCGCCAATATAGTGACGTTATCATTAAGTATTACTACGTTGCCATTAACGTCTTCGTCGATAATATCGACCTTGTCGCCTAGCTCAAAATAACATATGAGATCGACGTCTTGCTTGTCATCATTCTTCGGGTTTTGTATAGTTACTCGCGGCTCAAAGTGAGTTCGCTTCATATTACTTTGTGATCCCATTTATTACTCCAAATCTTGTAAGTAGGTGATTTCTAATGATTCATATTGTAGTGGTGGGCAATTAAGTCTCCACCATTTTTCCGGGTCGAGGATTACTGTAAATCCACTCCTGTCCGGTAAGTAACTAAAATCCCTTTCGGGGTCGTCTTGGTCGCCGTTTAGGTGATTACCACTCAGATAAACCTCTAGTTTTCTATCCACAAACGTCTCATTATCCGGCAATGTAAAGATTAGGTTTACGTTGTTCTTTTCCCCTATAGGGTGAATATTTACTTTCCATGGGTCGTCGGCGTGATAGTGGACGACCGGCACTTTAGCTAGGCATGATCCATCTCCAGTAAGTCCCGTATCATCTAAGTTATCGAGATTATACATGGTTCCGCCGGTTGGCGACTTACGGGTGATGGTGTTATCATCGTGGACCTTCCATAGCCTGGCGTCTATCGTGTAGTTACCCGTATCGGTGATTAAGCTCTCGTATGTTTCGAACCTATTACTGGCTAGAACGGCCTTAACTCGGTATAGTTGACCATCGTTCAAACCACCTATGAACCTGAAATATAAATCTTTTTCCACCCATATCGGCATATCATTGCCGGTAAAGGTGATTGTGTCGTCGCTGGCATCCACTGACACGTCGGTCGTAATGACACAGTCGGCGTCGTTAATGCCCACAATCTTCTTCGTTCTGGACCCGTAAAGAACATCGAGTCCGACGAATTTTTTAATTAATTCAGTCCAGCTTATGCTCATCTCAGTTTCTTTATGATGTCGTCAACTCCGACGGTGTCGAACGTGGTGTATATTTTTTCCACTTCATATGCGTGACCGTATTCAAAATTGGTCACTCGAACCTTATCACCTAGGCTTCCGTCAAGGAGCCCATCGCCGGAATATGCTATTGTTGGGGCCGGAGTAACTGACATTACTGTGCCGAGAATAGCAGTGATTTCAAACTCTTCTAGACAAGCCACCTCACCCATCCCATCTACAGACATAGCCAAAAATGACTCTCCCGGAACCATCCAGGCCTCGATCTGAGTAACCTCTACCGTCGATGCACCGATATTGATGTCGATAACGCCACGATGTAACTTCTCTGAAGGTACGAATTCACGAATAGATGTGGTTTCGTATGCGCATCCGTACAGAAAACATGCGTCTGGTGGGACCTTCTCTAAGTCGCTTTCGGGTGTGCCTTCTAGTTTACCCGTCGGGCCGACATTAATCGTCCTGATGGCGATAGTCGGCTCTTCTTCGTAGACAGCCCTCATAATAGGAGCATCACCTAATTTGTTTCGGCTCTGCTCGTTAGCATATAATTGTCCGCCATCAAACTTAACGGCTTCACTAATTTTAGATATATTTTTTCCGACAGGCCCAACCATAAAGGACTTGTTATCGAAGACTCGTTTTATTTCGAATTGTTCCACGCCTATGCCAGCCTTGGACAAGGTGATAATCATTTTGACCTTAAGGCCGATTGTGGAATTGACGGTAATGATGTGTTTTGCAACGGAAATGGGGGATTGAATAACCGATGGCCATAGCTGTTCAGTCAGACCCGGTGTGAGTTTGAAGATTGTCATTTTTATTCCTCTGTCATAACAAACAGTTGCCTCCCGTGAGGCCAGCAGAGCCCGTGCTCTACTTATAAAAGATTAGGGTATTTGGGTTGGTTATGCTATGCTTTTAGGCGATAGGAGGCTTTTATGCTGAAACTAATTGCTATGTCTTTTGCGCTACAATGTCCACACTTCGAACCAGTAAATAAAACCGGGGAGCCGTGGACGGAATATGACAAGACTCTGTACGCTGAATACGAGCGAAAGTGCCAGAAGAAGAATAAATGCCTATCCGAATTCACTAAGATTCGACGCGCAGATGGCGGAGATCATTACAATATTTGGTGTGGAGTACGTAAATGAAAAAAAGACGCAAGAAACTATTACCAGTTGACACTCCAGATTCGTCTGTTCTGAGTGCATTGCACAATCGCATGGTGCATGATCTGGAAATCATGGAAAGAATGGGAATGATGAGTTCCAAGGAGAAGCGCAAGTACCCAATCGAGGAATTAAAAAAAGGCGTCGAGTGGTTGGAGTGGCTTTCAAATGAAAAAAAGAACGAGGAGCGGAGAATTGCTTTACAGGAAAGAGAAGATGACGAGCTGGGAGAAGAAGGAGATGGAGTGGCAGAAGTTGCAGGAGAGGCTGAATAAGCAACTATCTGTGATCTATGCGATAATGATCGCACTAGTGGCGTTGGGTGGTATTATCATGCATTTTCTGTAACCCAAGCTAAAGTTTTGCCGGCATTTGCCGATAAGGGGTATGTGAGTTGATCACGTACCCTTTTTTATTAGGAACTGAAAATGGACAAACAACAGAGATTTGTAGAAAACTGTGTAAAGGTTTTAAATGATGCCAATGAGATTCACGGGTATGCCGTGATCTCTAAAGAGACTTTGGGGCTTATAGTCTCTAAGTACGTCGAGCTTTACGATCCACCCACCAAGCCAGGCACTAGGCCAAAATACCGAATCAAATACAACAAAGAGGCTTTCAAGAAGGATGCATTCAAAACACCGCCGCCATCTGGACCTCTAGTAGAGTGCAAGGCTTGTCGGTTGGGATTCCCCAGATTAGCAATGGAAAAGCATGGAGCTACAGGTCTTTGCCAGGGTTGCTCTCGTAACTCAAATATTATACCTTTTCGTCGAAAATAATCTTTTCATGTGATATAATAACTTCAGGAGGTGCTGTTATGGACTTAAAAAATTTAATGGAAAAGGGTGTAGATGTAGCTAATATCTACACTAAACTATCTGATATCTCAGAACTGTCATCTAAGGCAAACGACCTAGATCAGGAGATATTCTTTAAGGAGCAGGAAGTTAGAGAGTGTCTCAAGGAAATCTCTGACGCAAACAATGGCGTATTTACGATAGATCTAATGAACGGGACGGTCCTGGTTGTTGATGAAACTACAATGTACATAAAGGCTAAGAACGATGACTGATTTGATTAATGTGCCGAGTTTCCAAAAAACTATTGAAGATACTGTGTCGCTATGTAAGAAGACTGGCAATTCGGTATCCATCACTGTCTGCAGCTCAGATGGCAAAGAATGCTATGTAGCTTCAGATGCTAGCGGTGAAGACGTGGCGTTCATGATGGCCGAGCAGATTTTCAGCTACTGCAAGGAAGTGTCTGAAGAGTCTGGGATTCCCATATCCGAACTAGCTCAACTAACGTGGAAAGAACTGTCGACCTATCTTAATCTGATGATCGACCAAGACGTAAAGCAAATGGCATTAATCCAGAACCCAATTGGAGAAGCGTAATGAATCAATTTGACAAAGATCGCGCAGAAGCTAACCAAAAACTATTAACCATTATGGAGATAGCTATCCAGACTAATCCAACTATGAGGTTTGGCCAGATACTTGAATCCCATGGTTTTGTCAATGTCGCATCTCAGGCTGATGGTCATATCATTTGGTATAGGGAGGCTATGCTGGAACCAACTGATCTACTTGACAGAGTTCGGGGGCAGGTAATAGACAGAATGACCACTAACAACCCTAAAGGAGATTCAGATGACTAAGATTGCAGTATCTTACATTGACCACATGGGCAACGACATGTCCGTCATTAACTCCGCCAGGGTTTCTTTTGGTAAGAGTAAGGACGTTATTAGTGCCTCCGACATCAAGCTTATTAATTACCTGGCCAAGCATAAGCACTTTTCACCATTCGAGCACTGTTCATTGAGTGTTAAGGTCGAGTGCCCTCTGTATATCAGAAGTCAGATCCACAGGCACAGAACATTCTCTTACAATGAGATATCTCGTAGGTACACTTCCGAGAACATTGCGTTTTATGTTCCTAAGCAGTATAGAACTCAGCACCAAAACAGCAAGCAATGCTCTGATGCAGACATAGACGCTACGCTGAACACGGAGTTTGTGCTTCGGACAGAGGCAAGCCATAAGGCCTGCTTGGACTTGTACAACGACATGATAGCGAACGGAATAGCCAGAGAGCAAGCCAGAGGGGTTCTTCCACAGAATCTTATGACAGAATTCTGGATGACGGGCAATCTGCGAAATTGGATTCACTTCCTAGGACTTCGGCTCGACGCACATGCACAGGAAGAAGTGCAGGCAATTGCTCGACCGATCATCGAAATCATTAAAGATAGGTTCCCAGAATCATCTAAGGCCCTAATTAAGCACACAATTAATGTGGAAGGTGTATCGTGAGCAAATACGTCAGGCAACAAACTGACAGTAGCTGTGGTCCAATCGCCATACTAAATGCCATAAAATGGTCTGTGCCAGAAACTAGCGCGACATACAAAGAGCTTTACCCAACAATAACTAGTTGGTGCAAGTGCGACAGGGATGGTACGGCAGCCATAGACTTTGAAAAAGCTCTAAGAGCGATGGGTGAATTTAGGGGTGAGTTCACTGTAGTTAAGGTTAGGACTTTCGATGAAGAGCGTATTTGGAAACATCTTCGTAATGATGGTGGCCTAATTTTGGGTCACTGGGAGATTCCTCAAGGTGGCGTATCAGATCCAGAAGGTCATTACAGCTTCTGGACTATCGGAGACGACGACAATACAGCATTCGGGGTGAATGCTATGCGCAAGCCGTCATCTACCGTAAATGCCTTCGTATATGGAGTCTTCCAGTTTATTGAAAGCTTTACTATCGGATTCCAACACCAAGGTATGGAAATTTACTTAATCACTAGAGATGAGGGTTAGTTGTGTTTCGATTCCATAAACACATCACACTATCTATCGAGCTACTGAACGTGCTCGATGATAACAACAAAAGGATTAGTGACTTAGCTGAAGTGCTTGGCACCAGCAAGCCCTACCTGCAGGGTATCGTCAGGCAGTTAAGTAGAGCCAACCTAATCTACACCGCCAAGGGTCGCAATGGTGGCATATCTAAAATGGATGGAGACGTTACATTGCGGGCGATTATAGCAGCTTTTACCTCAGACCCCCTAGTAGAAATAGACAAATCAGATAAGGTAAGCGACAGACTTAATTCACTTTACATTAACTTTCTTGGTGCCGTATCTATCTATCGAGATGGAGCAGCACTTCAGGTCCTGAATGAATCCCACCAACCACACGAGGAAATCGCCAGTGAAGAAATTCATACAGAAGATGAATCAGAAACTAACAGCAACGAAAACAAAGAGGAGTGGACAGGAGGCTGGTAAGCCGAAAAAATTCAGTATGGTTATATATTTAGTTTGGGCATACGACAAGGTAGCTAAAACTGAAGAGGTTGTGGATTGGGACCGATATGAAAAACAGGCAACAATGAAGATGGATCTGTGGGGTAATTTTGGATATGTCCTTAGGGTGTCTAAGCATATCGTCGATAAATCCAACCTAAACATTCTACGCAAAACAACTTTTAACGTCCTTACTCATATGGAGGCCGACATAGCTAAAACCATCAAAAAAGCAAATGTAGAGCCAGATCAGGTATTACTGGTTAAGCATCACCTGAACGAAAAAATCCAAGTCGCTAAGCAGAGGTATGAAGAATGTCTGGACTATATCTACGACGATGAAGTGGAAAAGCACATAAGTGCGATAAATGCTGGACTAATAGAATAAAAAAAGGGGGCTAAGCCCCCCTTCTTCATTTGATGGGGCAGGCCCCACCTTCACAATCACTCGCCTCAATCTCTTCAGCCTTCTTGATGCTTGTTACATCCAGAGGTAAGATCTTAGCTGAAAACTCTTCATACTGCTCTTTAGTTATCGGCTCCTTAGGTGCTTGGATAAAACCATGACCTTGATGGAGTAGGAATGATATCGACTTAATATCCTTCATGTGATCCTTCAACCAATCTTTCAACCTAGGTATCCATTCTTTCTTGTAATATACCGTAATTGATACAGCTTGATCTGCCCAGTGTTTTTGCAACCTTAAGAGTGTTTCCAATTGCTTCCACGTATCGAATCCACCGTCGGCAGTTGGGGCGTCTGGCCCATTGTCTAGGTAGAAATCGCATACCATAGTATCTGGGTTCGGGGTTCCGTCTTGATTTTTCTCCATCTCCACAAAATGACCTGCAGATCGCAATAACGGGATTAAGTCGTCACTGGCTGCAAAACGTACTCTCTGGATCATGTACCGGCTATACGCTGGATGACAACCCTCTAGGCAGTCTCCGAGCTTACCGAGTGTACCAGATGGCTTGATGACGGTAAGTCTCACACAGTTAGGGATTCCCATCTCAGCACAGTACATCTCAGCCTCATCTTCTACGGCAGCGTAAGCGGCGTCCAGATCTTCTACAGTGTACAGCTTAGCATTCAGGATACCCGTGAGGCCGACTCCTATACGCCTATTCTTCGCGATAACCTTGGCGGTGACCTCGTGGTGGTAAAAAGCGCAGGTCGTCCTGATGGCCATCCTCGTGGCCGCACGGCATACCTCTAAAAGTCTCTCTCTGGTCTGAATCCTGGACAGGTAAATCTCTAGCAGGTTGCACGGCTCGCCATTTTCTAGTGTCGCTTCGGCACATGGATTCACTCCTACGCAAGCATCTTCTTTAAGTTCACCCATACGAGCATACTTCTGGGCATTCTTTCTGTTGAATATACCTATGGGTTCACCCATATTGTACGAATCCCAGAACAGTGGATGGAGTTCGTCGTAATCTCCAGCTACCACTGAAAAGTTTGATTTGTATCGGTACGAGGGTATGTCGTGTAGATCCCAACGCTTGATCGTTAGGAACTCTTTATCCCATGGATCACCGAGAATCATTAAGGCGCTGCGACGTACGTTCCCAGCCACTACCATTGCCGCTACGGAACATAACAGATCTGCGGCATCTATGGGTCTCATGTGCTTGTCAGCTCGACTACCGAGGATCTTAGACATGTTATTGACGAAATCTATAAGTGGGAGCGGACCACTGGCCTCGCCGCCGAAACCTTGTATTTTTTCATTGGCTCCTCGAACGCAAATCGTAGAGTAAGTGAAGCTCTTTCCTGTTACGAAAAAAGATTCTAAGACCATCCTCGTTAGTTCACACCAACCCTCTCGCGAGTCAGGAACGATGAAGTCAGCGTCTTTGGTAAGCTTATGCTCGATGACGACTTTTTTGGCCACCACGTTAGGCAATTTGGATACGAACCTGTGCTCTACGGACATTCCGACACCGCCGCCTTGCATAAGCAGGTCTTGGGCTATTACGTAATTCATCCAACTATCTGCAGCGAAGAACCAGCAATTATTTAAAGCAGCTCCACCCACCTTATCGACGAAATCTGTCCCGCTAATCCATAGACCGCGACCAGCTGTAGTCATCTCTCTATTCATGAACATGTCGAGCAATTCCTCGTGCTCTTTTTCCTTAATGTGCTTCTCGTCTACGAGTTGAGGTTTCCGGCAATAGTCCGGTAACTTGTATCCGGCCAGTCTTCCAAGTCTCCGGCATCTTCTCTTGAGTACGTTCTTTTATAGACCACTTTGGCTAGGTTCGACCAACCATCATAATTCCAAGTGTCGAACTTCTTTAATAAATCTGCTTTCGGTAAAATCAACTCTTTCTCCTGCTACAATTGGGTTTTCATTAGAACACCGACCTTTTCAGTGTACATCATAGCATTAGGTAATGCACTTTTAATAGAAAAAAATGAAAAAAAAGAGGAGCTAACAGCTCCCCTTAAATTAAGAAAATGTAAAGTTTGGTTATGAACCGTCATCGAGGTTTGAGCCACCGACGTCGTCGTCACCACCAGTAGCAGTTCCGTACTCGTCTTCGCCTCTGATACCGATTATGTCGATTCTAATGTCCGATACGCCTCTGGCAGCGACACCACTTGACCATCCACTAACTCTACAACCAACGGCTGTAAAGATTTGCTTTCCGGTCTGGCGATCTATAATCGTTACATCAAAATCCTCTTCATCGAGTAATCCCCTAAGGAGTGTTGCATTAGCTACGGCGTATGGCCCAGCGTCAACAACTCTATACCCTGTAAGGGAAATCTGGATTGGTTCCTGAGAGGTTGGTGTAATCTCAGCAGGATTGTAACGACCCAGTATATATGCTGGAGCCTTGTCTTGCCTTACAGACCAGGAACAGTTGGCAAAAAGACCAACTATGTTACCTGCAATTGAGACTTTGGCTCTGGCACCTGTTAATATCTTTGCTTTTCCCATTGTCTTATTTTCCTTTTATTGTTATGTAGCTGATTGAGTAACTTCGCTTATCGCCAAGTTAATCGGAACGAAGTAGATAAGTCCAGCAAGCTTGACTTCTACGGAAACTCTCATTACTCCACCCTGAATCTTAATGGAAGCATTCTTCCATCCCTTAGGGGCATCGTCACTTGCCGTGATCCACTTCAATCGCTTGAAGTTAAACAGCTCTGACTCTAAGAATCCAAGTGCTGCAGCAGCGGAGATCTCTGCGACTGATTTACCGACGATAACTCTTTCGAAGCTACCGATTAAAGTAAGTGACATCAAGTCAGAGATATAAACAGCTTGCAAGCTATTGAATACGAAGTTGTTATCTACGGTGTAGCTGGTTTGATCAGATACCCATCGGAATCCACCCGTATTGACTGGCTCCATGATAAGAAGCCCGGCCTTAAGAGCGTCTTCTCGTTGAGATTGAGATTTAGCGTCAAAGTCTTTGGCTTCGTGAACGATTCCGTTGACATTTGCGAACTTCTTAACAATCCCTTTGTATCCAGCAGCTGATTGCATACCGGCGGCGATTACAGCTGACATCCATGGTTGGAATGTTTGGATCTCTCCAGCAGCATTCGTTACCTTGGCATCTTGAATCGTGAATCCAACTCGGAAAGACCCTACTTCGCCAGCAGCTTCTTTTTGATCAGCGTATGAAGCCGACTTGGAAGCTATTGCGATTCGATTCTTCTTGGCCTTAAGTCGACTCATATTCAAAACATGATTCCGGCTAAGGGCGTTGATGGCATCAATTGTGTAAGTGGAAGATGAATCAGTACCTGAGGCTGCTATGTCATCGCTAGCATCCTTAGAGAATGTAGGTACAACAAAGTTTGTCTCTACTACCTGAATCGCATCGAAAGCCTGAGTAACTTGCAAAGAAGTTGTTCCGTTCTTAGCTCCACCTTCGAGGAACTTGTCTGGTGTTACATCTTCTGGAAGTCCGGCTTGATCAATAAGCTCTGGGGTTACCAAACCTGATTGTCCGACCGCTTCAGCCCATGCTGCGGCGTCAGCCTTAATTCTACCGACTTTCCAGCCAGCTGAACTTAGGTCATATGTTCCGCGATCTAGACTTGATGGCTTGCGTACCGCGAATCTAGAGCTAGACAGCGAAGCCGTATAGTCAGTCTTGGAGTTAACAAAGTCAGCTAGGTCTCGCATTGTTACATATTGTTCATATGTTGCTTCAAATACTGGAAGTCCACCTTCGGTAAACGTCAGTTTAGTGTCGTCTATGATAACCTGAGCAGCTGCCTTAGTAGTTCCGATTTGGAGGATTATATCCCCACCGGCTTCAAAAGCGTCTTCGACTGTACCGCGAGAGATTGTGGTTGTGTTTACAAACTCAGCAGAAGAGTAGATGACAGAGTCGCTAAAAGCAACTGGCTCGCCAGCAGATGTTTTGAATATGGGATCAACATCACCTTCGATTTCCATAGACTTGCCGAATCCGTCGATAATTGGCTTTTCGACTGTGAATCCAGCTGCAGAAGCCGACTCAGTACCGGTTGATCCAGAAGATCCAGCAGACAATCTAGTTATCGAGCAAGTGGTAGAGGTAGAAGCTGTGACCAGATAGAACCCAGCAAGCAATCCAGAGAATGTTGCACTCAACTTAAGAGTGTCACCAATCTGAGGCTGTGCAGTCCAAGTTGGACCAGACGTTATCTCAAGAACAGCGTTTGTTCCATCGTTCAGGGTAGTGGCCCAGTCGACAGTAAGTCCGTCGGCGACTTTTCTATCCAATCCAGTCTGATTAAGAATCTCGATTGATTTGAAGACAACAATGTCGTCTTCGCCAGCCGAAACAACACCTGAAGCAGCTACAGTAGCTATTCCCGTGATATTGATAGCTTTAAGTGTTAGTGTTGCTGTTGAGACAGTATTCACTACACTCTGTACTATATACGATCCGACATTTGCACTTCCAGTTCCAGCTATTGCTGAAGCTGCGGCAGCGCCGTATTGACCTGAGTCTGGAATAACTACGACGTCGCCAACATCTGGCTCTGGTGCGTAAGTTGACCCGGTAGCCAAAGTTACAGTTAGTGTGTCGGTGGCTGGGGCAGCTGCTGTAATAGCTAGTCCAACTAGTGTGGCTAGAGGGTCTTCCCTCTCTCCACCGGAAGCAAGAATTCCCTTGTCGACATCTTCTATAGCTGCTACAAGTGCAGGGGTATCAGTAAATGCTGCTACCGTAACTTCCTTTTGGGTTTGACCATTAAGCCTGATTCTGAAAACCAGGGTTGTGTCATCTGGGGTGTAGGCGATAAGTCCAGTGGATGGAGCTACCTCTGCTTGCGATGACTCAGCTCGATACTTGATCAAGTTACCTGGAGTTCCGGCTCGCCTAGCTGAAAGCTTGGCATATGTTCCAAAACCTGGTCGGTCAAGCAAAGCTTCCGCTTCATCTGAGTCGTTGGTCTTAACTAGCTTGACTGCAGCTACGGCACCAACGATCGCTGGATCATTAGCTGCGGCTACAATAGCTCTAAATGCGTCAACCAATCGACCACTTCCGTACTTTCTAGTTACGTCTGAGATCTGATCAGGTCCGAACACGTTAACGTCAAGATCTTCTTCTTGAGACCAGTGAGGTCCTTCATTAGCTTCGCCAATCAAGGTGACCACGCCAGCGGCAGCAATTCCGCCCTGACCTGCTATTACACGAGCGGATACAACCGCACCGGGCTCGTATAGTGTAATTCCGTCGTCGGTAACAAATGACTGTGCCATTATTTTTCTCCCCAGTTTGTATAACTGATAATATTAGGTTCTTCTTCTATTTCCACTATACTCGGCTTCACCCACCCACAACTAGACTTTCTAGATCCGGAGTGTACTTTAGATAGTCCTGACCTAGAAATTCCCATTTTTTCACAAAACGAAATCAAACCGTGAATTTTATAGATAAGCCCATCAGGTGATTTTAATACATAAATTCGACTTTTATTCATCGACATACTCTTTAATGATTCCCCGCGAAGAGGCTTCCATCTGCCGAGTGGCTTGGACTTGCCGCTCAATACATTTTCTTTTCTAGTCTTCACCATTTGATCTATCGAGGACTTATTTCTAGTAAATCCAAGCTCACCTCCGGTTGTGAGGTTGTATCCGTTAGGGCTCATGCAATTAAGCTTTTTAATCCAATCAATCTCCCTATCACTTAAATCTTTTTTAGTTAGGGCCTCGTCGATCTTTTCGACGTTAAAATTAGATTCACCATACTTGCGAATAGCGCAACTTAAAGCTTTACAATGAGAGTCTTCAGGTCTATTTACGGCAGCATACACATGAGATCTAAATCTATTTGTGATTTTTTGGGTCGTCAATCCCACATAAATCTTACCGTTGATTTGATTTGTTATTTTATATACAATCATTTGATCCCAAAGTCTTTAAGACCTTCATCGAACTTTTTACTCTTCAAAAAACCTCTTGCCCGAAAATGAAAGTAGATAACATCCTTCATATCCAGTCCAAGGCCGTACCTCTTCTGTGCTCTCATCCACCAGGCATCAAAAGATATCTGTGGCAAGATTTTAGCTGGAAGCTTCCTATTAACCTTCTTTTTGATAACTTCACCAACAATTTCAAGATCTTTCGTCTTATCGAACTTCTTTTTCTTGCTAGGTAATGTTTTCTTGTCTTCGGTCATAGTATTCCTCCAGTGCTCATAGAATATTAGGTTATGGTGTGCCTATAATGTTGGATGGTTCATCTACAGGGCCATCATCTGATGAATCTGAAGCGTAACCCTCAAATGCGTTTTTCTCGACAGTTTTTTTGTCTTTTTTCTTATCCTCAGGCTCGATCACCTTATTGGCTGGTATCTCGCCTTTTTTAGTTCCTGCTTTGATTTGGCCTCCGGAGCCCTCGTCCTTCTTACCCTTTACCTTTTTTGGTTTAGGCGGGGGAGGGGTGTCGGTTGGGATGTGCTCTCCAGCGATAACATGCTGAGTTCCAGCCTTAGATATAGCTTCGTAAGGAAGTGCTGCCAGTGCCAAATGTGGACTTTTTTTCGCCAACTCTTTGACACTACCTAAGAATAATGGCTTATACCCAGCCATAACGTCCGCAGCAACCTCTTCATTTTTCTTGAAAGACTTATGCTCTACCAACCTAAACCCTTGACTTTCCAGTTTTTTAACTCCGCCGTGCTTCTTATTTACATCACTAATACTGACGGTTTCATGGTTTTCAGTGAGCTTCTGACCTTTATGGTAGATATGATATCTTTTACTGTCGTTGTATTGACCTGACTGTGGGTTGGGACTCATGCCATCCTTCTGCATTCCTGGTGCCGCTGGGGCTTTGGGAGCCTTCGGAGCGGCTGGTGCCTTTGGGGCCATAGTCGATCCAGGTCTCTTAACTGCAGGTTTCTTGCCAGATGGAGCTGCCGGAGCTTTAGGTGCAGCTGGAGCCATCGGGTTTTTAGGTGGCTTTCCACCTGATCCACCGGCCGGAGCTATCCCCAATCCCTTCTTGAGGGTTTTGAATTTGGGCGTAAACTCTTCAGCTATCTCTTTTTTGATTAAATCTCGTTTGTCTGCCATTTTCTATCTCCTGGACAAAAATCAGTCTAAAATAATATTAGGGTATTATCTA